TGAAACGATATTATAAAAATAATATAATTGAACAACTTTCTAAAAAGAAGCAGTATTATAAAGATAATAGTGAGCAGTGTAAATTTAAAATTGCAACTTATCAAAAAGTAAATCGCAGTAAATACAATGCTATTAGTGCCAAATATAAAGCAGCGAAAATTAAAGCCACTCCGTCGTGGCTTTCAAAAGAGCAATTAAAAGAAATTGAACAATTTTATATCGATGCTCAAGAGTTGGCTTGGTTAAACCAAGATGGTAAAACATTTGACGTAGACCATATAATCCCCTTACAAGGGAAAAATGTATGTGGTTTGCATGTCCCTTGGAATTTACAGTTGTTGCCGGCCAAAGAAAATAGATTAAAATCCAACAAGTATAATCCATAAATGCGAATATTAGATTTAGAAATATCAGATATTTTAAGCGTTCAATATGCTTCAATTAAGTTTGAAGATAGTGGACTTGTATTGGTGGAAGGCTGGAACTATGACACGGGAAGAGCGAACGGAGCTGGAAAATCAGTTATTTGGAACTGCCTTAGTTTCGCTATCTTTGATAGAATTCCTCGAAAAATTACTGCATCGGAAATTATTCGCCGTGGATCAAAAACAGGATTTGTTAAATGTAACCTCATTTGTGGTGAGGATATCTGGACCGTTCAAAGAATACGCCCAAAAGGTGTCAGATTCTTTAAGAATGGACTTGAACAAAGCATTACCCAAGAAGAGTTCGAAACCAATATTCGACTCAGTTATGATCAATTCATACGTACTATCTACACTCCCCAAGCAAATTCAGGGTCACTTGAACGATTCCTTGCATCGCCTGATGCAACAAAAAAACAGTTTTTGCTCCAATTACTTAATTTGGAAAAATTTAATGATCTCAAAAAAATTACCGATGAAAAAGTAAAGAGCATCCTATCTCTCCTTGAGAAGGAAGGATCACTTGTTGAGTCCAATAGATCTAAAATTAATGCTTATAAAGAATCTCTTGTAGATGTAGACTCAATAAGTAGCTCTATGATCTCTCTTAAAGAGTCTATATTGTTTCTTGATAAAAAAATTATAGATGAATCACAAGTATCAAAGCCAGATCTTAGTAAATATTCAAAGATTGAAAATGATGCTAAAGTGAAACAAACTGAAATCATACATGCAAAGTCCGAAAGAACTTTTCTTTGGAAGAAATATAAAGAATTAGAGACAAATCTCTCAAGTTTTGATCCTGAAGCAAAATGCGAAACATGTAACTCTTCTTTAATTCATGAAGATAGTGAACATTTTCATGATATTCATCAGCAACAAATAAAATTAAAAATGTCAGATCTTAAAAAAGAACTAGATACTTGTGAGTTAGTTATAGCTAAAGAGCAATCAATTAATGAACTTTTAAATAAAGTTAAACTTAAAAAAGAACTTGACACCGCTTCATATCGCACCGCATTAGATCAAATATCAGAACTAAAAAATAGCAGATCGATGAGAAACTTACAGTTAGAAAATATAACTACTCAATTAACTAAGAATTCTTCTCTCTTAGAGAAGATACAGGACTTAGAGAATCAATTATCTTTTTCAGAGGTCTCAATAAAGAAAAACAAAGAAGAATATGATCTCTATAAAACCCTATCTTCTATCTATTCTCCCACTGGTGCTCAGGCATATGTACTTGATTCAATTGTAGATTCCTTTAATGAGATAATCCAAAAATATATTGATATGTTATCTCCAAATATGTCTTATATATTGAATTCATATAAGGAGACTTCTAAAAAAGAAGTTGTGGCTAAGTTTTCAGAAACCCTAACTAAAGGCGGAGAAGAAGTTTCTGTTGGTAGCTTATCTGGTGGAGAACAAAAAGGTCTATCTTTATGTGTTGATTTTGCTCTTCTAGAGGTGCTAGAAACCCAGTTTGGCATGTCCTTGAACCCTATCATTCTTGATGAACCCTTTGATGGATTAGATACAGTAGGACGTGAAATTGTTATCGAATTATTAGAGCAATTGGCTAAAAATCGCCAGATCTTCGTAGTTGATCATAGTAGTGAGGCCAAAAGTATGTTTTCTAAGGTGATTAAAATTGAGTTAAGGGATAATATCTCATCTTTAGTATAGGTTCTGGTATAATTAAGTTATGGAAAAGTTAATTAAAAGTCTATCAGATCTCATTAAGGCAATAAAAGCTGAAAAATCAATCCATCCTACTATTCCATCAATAAAACAGCCAACTCCACCATCAATGACACCAAATATTCCTAACAAGATGCCAGGTGTTGCACCTGAGGCCAAAAAAGACCCCAAGAAAATAGCAGAGCAAATAAAAAATGGGGCTATGTCTACAAAGACTCAGAAAATCATGCTCAAAACTGCGAAGAATGGTCAATGGACTTTAGAATCTGACCCTAAAGCTAATATTTAGTACAATGCCATTATGGCAAAAAACAAACCCAAAAAGAAATTTAAATATAATCAAAGTTCTGTAATAAAAGGCGCGTTACGGCGTGCCTTTTCTCGTTCGCCTCTAGTTATAGAGAAACAACAAGAATCTCGTCGAGAGGTTCCAAGATACTGCAAAGATGGAAGTCGACATAAAAAGAATGCGGTTCAGCGCCAATGTGAAGTATGTAGTGCTTGGGTTAGTAGTTCTAAAATTACAATAGATCACATTATTCCAGTTGTTAGTGTCGATGGTGAACTATATGATTGGAATACATATGTTGATCGCTTATGGTGTGATAAATCTAATCTTCAAAGAATTTGTGATACATGTCATGATGCTAAAACTTATAAAGAGAGAACAACTAGATTACTAAAACAATATACTGAAGAATTAAAGGTACTAGAATCAACAGTTAATTGTGACTGGACTGCTTATCAAATCGACGTAAAACTCCTTAACAAGAATTTATCTAAATTTTCCGCTAAAAAGAAGACTCCAGAATTTAAACAGATTGTAGAATGGGCATTGAGATTAAAAAATCAAATTAAGAACAAATCTAAAAAAAGGAAATAATATGTCTAAAACCGATACTAAAAAAGCTTTATCTAAATCTTTTGTCGATAACCATGAAGATGTAACAGAAGATGTTGCTGGTCAACTTATTATTGAAGCAGAATTGAAACTTAGAGAAATTGAAGAAGAACAAGAAGCTGATGAAAAATTCGCAGCTGCAAAGCAGATTGCAAAAGATATTAGCAGCGCTTACTCAGCAGCTAAGAAATATGAAAAAGCTAAAATTCGCTTCTTACTTGATAAGATCACTGAAATTCAAAGTGGCAAAGTTAATCCATCAGGAAATTCGTAGTATGGCAAATATAGTTTTAAAAAGAAAAAATAAGACTAGTCGATTTTTGACTGGTGCAAATTGCGATCTTTATGTCGATGGTGTAAAGATGAGAAGTGTGACAAGTTTTAATTTTCATGTAGATGCTAAAGGTGTAGCTAAAGTTACAATGGAACTTGTTGTCAATTCATTAAATGAAAAATTAAAAACTCTTAAAAAGAAGGTTAAAGTATGAGCTTACGTACAGATTATTTTGATGGGGCAACAGGTCTACATACAAAATGCAATGATGCTTTTGATGCAGGTGTTACATTTGTAACAACCACTAATGCTGCAGCAATTAGTACAGCCCTAATTACAAATGCTGCTGCTGGAAATACAGCATTCACAGTTACACTAACTACCTCTTACAATACTACTATCTTGAGAGGAAATTCTGGCAAGAATTTGATCCTTAAAGCATATCTAGCAGGTATTGAAAAAGGTTTAGCTGATGGCGATATTTATAATTATGAAGTCGCTGCAACATTAAATGTTAGTGACACATTAACAACTAAAATTGATTTAGCATTCAATTTTCAAACAACATAATATTAATAACATTTAAATCTTTGAAAGGCTAGGGAAACCTGGCCTTTTTTATTTGGTATATTCATTCTATGGATAAAAAATGCAAAACATGCTTAGATATAAAATCAATAATAGAATTTTCTAAAAATAGAAATCAATGTATTTTGTGTCGCAATATTACACCAACTTACAATACTTGACACCAGAAGATAACCTTAAAAAGGGCAATAAATGATAAGCGCTAATACAATTAACTATTTATTTTTAGACACGGAAACAACCGGACTTGATCCTCAACGACAAGATGTAATACAACTTGCATGTATTCCTGTCATCAATGGAGTTCGTCAACCAATTCACTTCGATCAATATTGTCAACCGACAGATTGGACAACTATAGAGCAAGAGGCTTTAGATGTTCATGGTGTGACTATTGAGCAACTTAAAACATTTCAAAAAGCTGAAGCAATGGTCAATAATTTTGTACTTTTTGCTAAACAATTTAATACAAAGTTTACTATTGCTGGTTATAATGTTGGTTTTGATAAAGATTTTATTGCAGCTCTTTTTAAGAAAGTTGGGAGGGAAGAAGATTTTCTTCATCTTTTTACTCAAGATCTTAGGGACACATATAAAAGGGCAAAGAAATTAAAATCTCAACTCCCTACCACTAACCTTAAATTAGGAACTCTTGCTGCCCATTTTAATATTGAAATAGTTGCACATAATGCTATTTCTGATATTAATGCAACAATGGAATTAGATGTGATTTTATCTAAAATGTTGGGAGAAGTTGAAATAACTTCTTTTGAAGAATATCCATTACTAGATGTCAATCTTCCTGAACCAGTACAGCTTCATTGTCACTCTATGTTTAGCCATACAGATTCAATCAATACTGTTGCCGAATGGGCTCAATGGTGTATAACAAATGATGTTAAAGGGTTTTCGGTAGTAGATCATGGAAATGCCACTTCTTTGTATGATATTACGCATATAAAAACCATTATTGAAAAATCTAACAAAGACAATAAAACTAACTTTGATCCTAATAAAGTAACTGGTATTCCAGGTGTAGGATTGTTAGTCTCTCATAAAGGATCTAGATTCTATCTTAATGGTTGGGCAACATCAACTCAAGGTTATAGCAATCTTATTAAAGTTGCCTCTATAGGTTGGAAAAATCGATTTGAAGATTCAGACATTGAATTTCCACTAATCTCATTGGAAGATGTAATTTCTTTGAAACAAGGGATTGTTTTTGGTGTTCCAGGTGTTAATGGACCAGTTACTAAATTATTGCTCAATCGTCAAGTTTCAGATGCTCGTCTCTTATTAGAAGAATTGAATCAGTGTTTAGATATTAGATTAGAATTAGCCGCAACTAATGTTTATAGATATTATGATTCAGATATAGGATTTACCACATATAATGTAGAGGGTGGCAATATCCAGAAACATATAAATAAATTCTATTTTGAAATAGCTAAAGATCTTAACATCCAATGTGTTCCTGTCAGCGATGCTCATTTTATCAACCCAGAAGATAAGATAGTACAAGATTGTATTTCTAGAAATTCCTATAAAGATAGTAGACATTTTGCCGAATCTCGCCATGTTCTTAAATCTCAAGAGATGTATTCTATTTTAAAAGGCCATATTGGAGATGACTTTACTGAAGCAAAGATCATAAAAATGATCAATAATACATATGAAATCATGGATAAGGCAGCATCTATTAAGATAAAACATGAATATCACCTCCCTAAGATAGACATTCCAACTAATATTCAAGCAAAAACAGACGATTATAATAAACAATTGTACATATTTACTCGTACAAAGATAAAAGAACATGGTAGATGGAATGATTCTCCAGAATATGTTGAGAGATTTGAAAGAGAAATAGATGTAGTAATGAAAAATGCTACACTTAACTTTCTGCCATATTTCTTAGTATATGAGGATATATGTACTTATGCAAGATCTTCAGGTTTCTTACAAGGAATAGCGAGGGGATCAGCTGGTGGCTCATTACTGTCATATTACTTAAAAATAATTCATGTTGATCCAGTTGCTGCCAACCTTCCATTTGAGAGGTTCTTATCTCATGCCCGTATTCGTGCAGGTTCATTTCCTGATATAGATCTAGATATAGCAGATCGAGCTAGACCTTTAGTAATGAAATACTTACAAGAAAAATACAATCTAGGCTTTGCTCAGATTGCCACATTTAATAAGATGAAAACCAAAAATGCAATTAAAGATGCAATGTATGCTCTGTATGGTCGTAATAGAAATGATGCGGAGATTAAAGCTCTATGTGATGAAATCGACGATTCTCCTCAAGGAGTTGATGAATATGATTTTTTATATGGATATACAGATCAAGAAGATATCTCTCATAAAGGAGAAATAGAGTTAAAACCAATATTGGCATCATTTTTTAAGAAAAGACCAGAAGTAGAAGAAATGGTTAAGAAGTTAATTGGAGCTATTCGAGGTTGGTCTAGACATGCTTCTGCTTTTGTTATATCTACATTAGATCTATCTGCTGATCGTATTCCCACCATGATCTTCTCTGACAAAGATCTTGGTGAAATAATGGTGACCCAATATGACGCAGGGATGGTAGAGAAATCGGGCCTTGTGAAAGCTGATATCTTGGGAATTAGAACACTCTCTATGGTCTCTGATGCATTAGATATGATCAAAAAGAATCATGGCATTAATCTTCTTCTTGAAGAAAGAGGTGTTCCATTTATATATAGATTACCAGATGCGGATAAAGGGGTATTCTCTGACTTTTATAGAAAAGATACAGATTCATCTTTTCAGTTCAATACTGAATTGATTAAAGGATATGCTCAAGAATTCGCGCCTTTAAATAGGGCAGATTTAGCGGCGATGACAGCTTTATGTCGACCAGGAACGTTAGATGCTCCCTTTGAAGATACAACAGCAGCAAAATACTACATGGATGTAAAGAATGGTAAGCGCACTGTCCATTATCTTCATGATGATTTAGAGCCAATATTAAAGGCTTCAAATGGTGTTTTTGTATATCAAGAAGAGGTAATGAGATATTTAGTGGAAATTGTTGGATATACATGGGAAGAGTCAGATATAATTCGTTCCGCTATTGCAAAGAAGAAACATGACGTTATAATGGGCACTTTTTCTAAGATTAGAGAATCTTGTAGCAAGCGTGGATGGAGTAATGAAGCTATTGAAACAGTTTGTCAACAGATCATGGCATTCTCTAGATATAGTTTTAACAAATCTCATTCTTGGGCTTATGCAGAATTGGGATATATTACTCTCTATTTAAAGCATCATTATCCATTAGAATGGTGGTGTAGTGTTTTAAATAATGAATCTCAAGAAGATAAAACGCGTAAGTATATATCTTATCTCGGTGAGAAGGTTGCGCCTCCAAGTCTAAAGTATCCCCAAACACAATATGCAATCCTGAATTATAGAATTGTTGCACCAATATCTGCAATTAAAAGTGTTGGCCCAGCAGCTGTTAAAGAATGTACAATAAAGGGACCTTTTGTATCATTAGAAGACTATGTGATAAGAATAGATCATTCAAGAGTTAATATAGGCGCAATGAGTGCCCTTATAAAGGCAAGAGCAGCAGATGATTTAATGGATGAATCTATAGAGAACTATATAGAACGTAGAACCGCATTTATGAATAAGTACGTATCTTTACGTAAAAGCAAAACAGCCTTTAAACCTGAAATGTTTGATCTAGATCCAATTAAAGTATTCTTGCAAGAGAAAGAATTCAATCAATCTTTTAATAAGAGTCTCTTGTCGTCATCAGATATCGGTAAGATCTTGCAGAGAAAATGGCCTGCGCTTACACCCACTGGTCGTAGAAATATTCCATATTATATGAAATCAGCAGATGAAGAGAGAGCAGATACATATATATTAGCTAACATTAAGATTGCTGAAAACGCACTTAAAAATGGTAATAAGGATGCGGCGCTAATGTTGTTATTTGATAGCAGTAATTATAAAAGTGGAGTTTCTGCAAAATCAGGCAAAACTTGGCATAGAGTTTCTATTACGTTATCTGATGGATATAACTTAATGGAAGCCACATTATGGGATGCTAGAAAAGCATTTAAATGGCCTAAAGATACCATTGTATATGTTCGTGGTGAACTAAAAACTGGCTGGAAGACTCCAGTATCTATCAACATTGACGAAATCGTTCGAGTAGAATAAAACCATTAAAGGAGAAAATATGCCAAAATTCGTAATCGTAAAAGAAGCACCAAAAGATCTTAAGAAGGGCGAATATCTAATAGATAAACCTTTCTTTAAAGAGGAAATTGAATTACATAAACCTAAAACGCCACGTAATGGGCTTACTGGTTCTCATCACTTAAGAGCCTTACTTGGTTCAATAGCTGAAAATTATGATCCAGAAAATATGACTGCATTTTCTGCTAAAGTTCATAACTATGAAGGAGTAAAGTTCTCTTCAGATTCAGAATTGAATGATATTTTAGTGAGAATGTTGAAAGCAGACTATCCAACTATTTTTACTAAATATCTCGATAAGAAGATTAAGATTCGTCCAGCAAAAACAGAACTTATCTATTATGTTGACTCTAAAATTCCATTCATGTACGAGCAGTTCTACAAATATGGTTTTAATAATGATGTAGAAAAAGAAGAAACTAAAAATTCTAAAAAGGCTAAAAATGACGACAGTAATTAATTTATTTGGTGGATCAGGTATTGGCAAGACAACCACTGCTGCTCATCTTTTTGCAGAGATGAAGTATGCAGGACATCATTGCGAACTTGTTCGTGAGTATGTTAAGACATGGGCATGGCAGAAAAGAAAAGTTGGCCCATTCGATCAAATGTATCTGCTTGGTAAACAATCTAAATACGAATCAGTCCTTTATAATGTAGTTGATTATGTTATTACTGATTCTCCTTTATTACTATGTCCCATCTATGAAAGGTACTACTCAGGCAAAGATATCTTGGGTCCTGCCGCAGTTAACTTTATAAAAGATGCAGAGACACAAGGCATTTCACGTATTAACTTTCTTCTTAAAAGAAATAAGAAGTTCGATGATCGTGGTAGGTATGAAACTCTTGACCAAGCAATTCAAGTTGATGAGTTTGTAAAAACCTACTTGTTGGAGAACAATATACCTTTTACGGAACTCTCTACTTCTGAAGATAGAGAACGAGTCCCTGAAATTCTAAACGCTTTATTTAACTCATCAACGTCAAAAATTTCTATTTAGTATAATTTTATGGTATAATAAAATCATGGCAATATTGCTATTTAATAAATAACACTAAGGAGTATCTCATGTCTACAAACACAAGAATCAAGCTTAATATGGATTCGTTAAAAACTCGTCGCGAGTGGAAACGACACAAAGTTATCGATGGTCATAACTTTTATAGAATTCTTCCGCCATTCGGCGAAGCATCAAACGGTTACCCGTACAAAAAATGGTCTATAATTTGGGGCTTATTCGATCCAGAATCTGGTCGTTCTCGTCCATTTGCATCATCTATTACTTCTGAAAAGAAGTGTCCAGTTATAGAATATGTAAATGCTCTTAAAGTAAGAGCTGAGACTCTTAAAACTGAACTTCAAAAAGCTGGTACCTCTGAAGAAGCAATTAAAGAGAGACTTTCAACTCTTAACAAGCTTATCTCTGACTTAAACCCTAAAACTGTTTTTATTTATAATGCAGTTAATCAAGCTGGTGAAGTTGGTTTGCTTGAAATTAAGTCGACTGCTCAAAAGAAAATAAAAGCAGAAATGACTTCATATATCAGTGATTATAACCAAGATCCGACTTCATTAAACTCTGAAGATTCAGATTCTGGAGTTTGGTTTGATATAGTTCGAACTGGTCTAGGTCGAGATACTGAATATGATGTTAAGAAAAAACAAACTAAAACTAAAAATCCAACTACTGGAAAAATCTCTTTCGAAGACGATAGAACAGCTCTCCCTGAATCAGTTACAGAGAATTATGACTCTCTTGCTTATGATCTTACTGCCGTTTATCAAGTTAAATCTTATGATGATTTAGTAGAAATATTAGAAGCCAATATGGAAAGTATTATCCAAAATTGCCCAGATGCTGATTTAACTGATAGTGCATTTGAAGCAATAATTCTTACACCTACTAAAGCAGATCGCCCAGAATTTGTTCCTAAAGCAAAACCTACTGGACAAAAACCAGTCGTTTTGCGCATGGATGAAGAAGAGGACGAAGAGGAAGTTGCTCCAGTAGCAAAACCTAAAAGCAAAGCAAAACCAGTTGTTGCAGATGATGACGACTTCTTAGCGCAAGCTGATGCTCTTTTAAATTCCTAATATGAAAACCTGCAATAAGTGCAGTGTAGAAAAGTCCATCTTTGACTTCCATATTAAAAGTGGAACCAGAGATGGACATACTTCTATATGCAAAATATGTGTAAAATCATGGCAAGAACAAAATAAAGAGCGTCTTTCTGAATATTCTAAAGAGTATAGAGCTTTAAATTCACAACATATTGCTAAATACAAGAAGTCATTTTATCTAGAAAATAAAGAGAACCTCATTAAGAAGGATATTGAGAGAAATCTCTTTAAGCGCAAAGATCCTTTAGAGAAAATGAAACATAACATAAGAGCTAATATTTCTAAAGGATTTAGGAACTTAGGAGAATATAAGAATTCACCTACAGAAGCAATATTAGGTTGTACGTTTCTTGAACTTCACAAATATCTTATATCCTCATTTGTTACTAGATATGGTCGTGAACCTGCATGCTTTGATGTGTTACATATAGATCACATCAAACCTATAAGCTTGGCCATATCAAAAATAGATTTAGTAGAATTAAATCATTACACGAATCTTCAATTATTGCTTGCCGAAGATAACTTAAGAAAAGGTGATAAATATGAATAGTGATAAGTCATTGGTATCGATAGATATCACGACTCTTGCCATCTATCTTGATAAAGTACGAGAAATTGCTTCTGTCAATAAAATGATGGGGGCAGTTTATCTGCGCGATTTTATCATTGGTCAAGATGTCGCTGGAGTATTATTGGCAAAAGCAGTACAGGCAGATATAAAAGCTAAAGCTCGCTTAGAACAAGCTGAATCAATTGCTTACTTAGATAATGCCGCAGAATATCTACAGGCTAGAAACATCAAAGATAGTAGTGAAGCTCGTAAACGATATATCCCTGTAGATGAGGGTGTTATAAAGGCATCAGATGATAAAGCGAGAACAGAGGCTTTGGTATCATTATTAAAGAACAAATTATCAATCTTGCGTCAATCTCACGACGATCTAAAAAAGATTTTATATGGTGATCAACACATGACAAACTATGAGGGAATGTAACAATGAAAATATCAGAAATAGTAAAAGAGCTAAACAAGGCTAAACGTAAGTTTGGAGATCTAGAGGTATCTTTTGACATTACAATGGGCAATGAAGATATAGATCCTGCAAATTGTTTAACTGAGTTAATACCAATAGGCGTATGTAAAACTTGGTCAGAAACCAGTACAAGATCTAAAAAGCAATTTATTTTTGGAAACGATTACGAAAGTGCTTTTGAAGAAAAAGATATTTTAAAATAAAGGAAAATTAACATGGCAAGCAAATGGATGAAAAAAGCAGTAATGGATTTTGGAGTAATAGCTTCGCAACTCAATAATAAATTATTGCCAGTACAAGCGTCTCGATCTCCATCGCTTAATTGGGCAACTTCAATTGGTGGTTTTAGACCAGGAAAGATTTCTGTTCTCTATGGTCCTGAATCTTGTGGAAAATCCTTAATCGCCATGATGGCAATTGCTGACTATCAAAGAAGAGATCCAGAGGCAGAATTTATATGGTTTGATGCTGAATACTCTTTCAATCTTGATCTCTTTATTAAGATAGGTGGAGATGCCGATAGATTACTAATACGCAGATCTAATGATCCACTTAAAATTTTTGATTATATCGGCGGTGAGTTACTAGAAATGCTTCAAGAAGGCGCTCCATTTAAGGGAATTGTAATAGATTCAATTAAATCTATTCGCTATCCTAAAGAATCTAATATGAAGCAAACTACTGATCAAAAGATGGGTGGAACTGGCGCATCATATCTTCCATCAGCTTTAAAATTAATAATTCCAGTTATTGCAGATTACAATTTAATGACTTTCTTTATCCAACAAGTTACTATGGAAATTGACCCAATGAAGGCATTAAGAAACCCATATGTAATCACTGAGGGTCGCGCATTGAAACATGCTGCCGATATCATGTTGGAAATAGTAAAGCTTGACACTAAAGCTGGTATCATTGAATCTGGAGAAACTATCTCTGGTGCTGCTCAACAAACAGGGCATAAAGTTAGAATTAAAGTTAAGAAAAATCGTCTTGGTGCTCCAGCTAGAATGGCACAATTCACATGGCATTATGATAATGGAGTTATCGATACCGATACCGAGATATTTGAATTAGGTAAAAGCCTGGGTGTAATCTTTCATCCAAAGAATCCAGAAACTGGTAAAGAAAATGTTCAGATGTGGCAATTTGCTAATTATGAACCAATTCGCGGTGAAGCTAATATAAAAACATTTGTTAATGGCTCTAAAGTTATTCAACAAGAAATCTTAGAAGCTTGTTATAAATATAAAGACGGTGTGATTCAACTTGATGCTAGCGGTTATGTTATTGAAGATAATCCATTAGTTGATCTAGATGTAGAGTTGTAATATGCAAACTCTATTAGCTCTCACAACTACTATTGTGACTTGCGAAGCAGTGTCAATGCCAATTATTGTATTACCACAAATTATAGATCCATGTTTAGAATGTGGATTAGAGAGTGACTACGGCGTTCATGGAATAAAAAATGGTGAAGCTAGTAGCAGATATTATTGTCATAAGTGCTATCACGCAAATAAAAGAGGAAAAGAATCAACATGAACACTGTAGATCATATGTTTAGTGGATATGGAGATAGAGAAGAACCTCGTTCACCTATAGTTTGTGAAGAAAATTTTGGGATTGAGTATATAGAAAAACTAGCTAGCATT